TGAATTGAGCGTAGAAGAGGCAAACACTATTCTTCGTGTTTTGGGCAAACATCCGTTCGACGAAGTCGTTACGTTGATCCAAAAAATTAAATCTCAAGGTGAACCACAAGTAGCTTCTCTTGCTGCAGCACCTGCTGCAGAAGAACCTGCTGCGGAAAATACTGTCGCACAAGAGCCTCCAACCAAGAGCCAGAAAGCTCAAAAATAATTTATCCTTCCGCACAAATTTGTGCGGGTGAAAACAAGGTCTATTCGACCTTGTTTTTATCGGTTGTTATCGTCCCGCATCTGGTCAGTAGAGTCAGTTCTTGCCGTGATGACAACCGATAAAAACAAATCTTAAGTCCCACTACCTTGGGAGCGTTGAAGCCACGGCATAAGGCGTCCGAGAAATTTCACTGTCCCTCGTTAGTGGACCCCGTATAAAGTAAGCGGGATTTATAAATACAACAGTAGATGCCTTATGGGTCTACATTTTTAACTCGCTGAAAAGGAGAATATATGCCAAACTTGCAATTTCCACACACATTCGCGTCACTGGGTAAAGACTTCGACAAATTTTTTGTTGGATTCGACGACCAATTCAATCGTCTAGCAAAAATGCACGACGACTTGACAAAAAATATTCCTAACTATCCTCCATATAACATCAAGAAAGTTGATGACAACAAGTACGTCATCGAGTTGGCTGTTGCTGGCTTTAGTCAGTCAGAAATCGAGATAGAGTTTGTAGATGACAAACTAATCGTAAAAGGCAACGCTAAAGAAGACGAAACGCAAGACTATCTGTTTAAAGGTATTGCAACTCGTAACTTCACTCGCGCATTCGCGCTCAATGACCAAATCGAAATCAAAGGTGCTGGTCTTTTGAATGGTATGCTTCAGATTGTTCTTGAGCGTATTATTCCTGAGCACAAAAAACCGCGAAAGATTGAGGTTTCCGATGGAGTGTCTGACTTTGGCGATATAAACCAAAAATCAGATCCTGAATTGTTATTGGAAAAGAAATTAGGAAAGAAAAAAATATTCTAATTTTCATAAATTGTTTGGGGGAGAGCTTCGTTTCTCCCCTAAATACATTTATGATGAGAGCAAAAATCACAAAAGACATGATTTCATTTATCCCTGTTCGCCGGGGAGATTGGATATTCAAAATATCAGTTTGGAGAACTAAACATGTAGTAGTGATTGCGCAGAATGTTATTGATTTGCATATGATACATGTTGAGTGTTTTCAAAACGAAGAAGATGCAGCAGATTTTATTGAACGATTAACACGTGAGGAATTATGAAACCAGGAAGTATTATAGTATTTAAATTGGTTAGTGGTGAGGAAATGATTGCGGAAATTTTTAACGTGTCTGATTCTCATTATGATGTAAAAAACCCGTCAGTTATTATGCTGCAGAGAACTGAACACGGCGTTGGTGTTGCATTAATGCCGTACATGCCATATTGCGATGGCGCTGTTACGTTTTACAAACAATCAATAGTCGCGCTCGCCGAACCTAGCCAGAATATGATCAATGAATATAATAGATTATATGGATCCGGCATTCAAGTAGCACCAGCTTCGGCTCTCGCCGGTCTACATCTAGCGTCTTAACGGCTTAAAATAATAGCTTTATCCATAAACCTTCTCTAGTAGAAGGTTTTCATGCTTCTAAACCCTTGTATTTACAGGGATTTCAGCCTCCAGAAAGTTGTTGCCTTTAATTGTGAATTAAAGTATAATATAGTTATAATGAGATAGGAAATATAATTTTGTGTTAACAGTTTGTTATCAGTTGAGGCGATAAACTATGATCCTTGTTAAAGAAATTACATCAGATTGGGTTGGAGTTGTGCGCCCTCCCAATCACACATATTTGATGGATGATAGAATGACTTCCGTGATTGGTTACTTCAAACAGCATAATCCAAATACCTTTCATTTGCTTAAAAACCCTCTGACCATAGACACCCGACGCCGTAAATTTAAAGTGTTGCAGACCGGCTATAAATTTGTGGGCGATAAAGAAGCCGCGCCACACTGGGTGATTGAAGGCTCCAGTGGTCACAAATATGTTGTCTCGCAAGATAAAATGGGGTATAATTGTTCCTGCGTTGGATTCAAATATCACGGTAAGTGCAAACATATTGATGGGGTTGTGAATGAACTTAAATGAATTTTTTAACGATCTTGCGGCAAACAGTTCTCGTAACTATAAAATCGAACAACTGGAAAAAAATCGTGACAACCAACTGCTCATGCACGTTGTGCGATTGGCTCTTGATCCATTCACTCAATTCTATCAGCGTAAGATTCCATCGTACACTCCAGCGAAAGCTAATCAGGCTGACTCACTGGGTGCTGTGATGGATAGCTTGTACATGTTATTCAGTCGTGAAGTGACAGGTAATGCTGCAATCGAATACCTAACCAAACTTCTTAGCTCACTTACTGAAGATGATGCTAAGGTTCTTGAACGAATTATTCAAAAGGATTTGAAATGTGGGGTGCAAGTATCTACAGCAAACGCAGTTTGGACTGGCTTGGTGAACGAATATCCGGTTATGTTGTGCAGCCAGTTCGAACAGAAACTCGTGGACAAAATTCAGTTTCCAGCATACGCGCAGCTAAAGATGGACGGGATGCGCTTCAACGCTATCGTCAGAAGTGGTAAGGTAGAATTTCGTAGCAGAAATGGTAAAGAGATTCTACTTCTGGGTAATCTCGAGAAAGAATTTGCTGCTCTTGCTGGTGATGTTGATTGCGTGTTTGATGGTGAACTTATGGTTATGGATCCTGATGGATACCAATTCCTAGATCGTCAAACGGGTAATGGTATTCTTAATAAAGCGAACAAAGGTACAATCTCTACCAAAGAAGCTGCTATGGTGCACGCCACTGTTTGGGATGTGATTCCATATATTTATTTTGTTGAAGGTCACTGCCCCATTCCTTACAGTACTAGGTTTGCCACTGTTAAAACATTGATCGAGAAACAACCTAGTGAAGATAAAAAGATTTGGTTGGTGACTAGCGATGTTGTCAATACGCTTGATGATGCAAAAGAAATATTTGAAAAATACCTTGCAGAAGGGCTTGAAGGTATCATTCTGAAAGACGGCTCTGGTGTTTGGGAAGATAAACGCGCGAAACATCAAATCAAATTCAAAGGTGAGTTGGAATGCGACCTCAAGATTGTTGCAGTTGAAGAAGGTGCTGGCAAATATGCAGGAATGCTTGGGGCAATTATTTGCGAGTCGGCTGATGGTGTTGTGAAGGTTAATGTTGGGTCTGGGTTCACCGATGATCATCGCAAGAATATGGGAAAAGAAATAATTGGTAAAATAGTTGCGGTGAAGTATAATATGAGAATCAAAAATAAGCAAGGTGAAGAAAGTCTGTTTCTTCCAATATTTGTAGAAATTCGTGATGATAAAGATGTCGCAGACTCTAGTGGAGATATCAAATGATTTTAAATAAACCGCAGAAACGATTTTTTGATCCGCAATCAAAGAAAGACATGATGGTCGCTAAAATGTTTTTCAAATCTCATACATGGGGTGACGGTGGGTGTCCTTTCTTTTTGGAATTTCCTTATAGCACAGTTCCGGATATGATGAAGGATAAAATAATTCACAAAGCATTTGCGATGACGTTTGATAAGTTTCACCATGTTTATGGAGATAATCATGAAAGTGGTAATTAATAATTGTTATGGCGGTTTCTCTCTTTCAAAAGAAGCCTGTCAAAGATATTTTGATATCAAAGGGCAACAAGTTTGGATAGAAGATGATACCCATTCTAATTTTTTTACTGTTTGGTTAGTCTCGCCAGAGAATAGAATGGTTCTAAGAAAAAATAACTTCTATGAAATGTCTATGGAAGATCGTAAATCATACAACAAACAGTATTCAGAACAGACTTGGCATTTTTCTGATGTGAACCGCGCAGACCCTATACTCGTTCAAGTTGTTGAAGAACTTGGGAAATCTGCAGCTGGTCGCCACTCTAATCTAAAAATTGTACAAATTCCTGATGGTGTTCAGTGGACGATTGACGAGTATGATGGCAATGAACATGTGGCTGAAGTTCATCGCACTTGGAGTTAATAATTAACAGACTTGAAGCGCATGAAGCAGAATACTGATAAAATGTGTTAAGACAAAAATCGGAGAAGACAATGAGTAAATTGGTATTAGTTGAAACAGTTTCTATGTTTCGTATGCGATATATGATCGAAACTCCTGATGATCACCCTGAAGATGCGATTGATGCAGTGATGATCGAAGACGCGAAAGAGTTTTCTCAGAAGTGGGTTGGTGAGACAGTTGTGAGTCATCGCGTTTTGACTGAAGATGAAGCACTAAATCTTTGTGATGTAGATAATGAAT